TTCACATGAAAATGTTCCAAATTCAATTATGTCTCCTTGAAGACCATATTTATCTACCATTTCTTTTACAACATGAAGATCACATCTTTCCATGTTGGGATTTGTTTCAATCATTGTTTTTCATTTTAGTTGTTATTATTTCAATCTCAATTTTATCATTGAGAGTTTTACCATTAGACGTGATATCCAGTGATTCATTAGGTTTACCATACACACGGTTTAATAATGTCTCTATTGAATCCAGATAACCCTTAGAGATTGATTTTTTTATTGCACTTGCAATTGTCTTTTCAAATACCGTTGAGTTGGAATCATCTAATATTTCATTCAATTGTTTTTCAGTTAATGACACCATGTATTGTATTATATCTACAATTTGACTCTTTGAATACGCAGTTGTTTTCATCAAAGTTGGATGAAGTTTTTTTGGTCTTCCATTTGGATTTCCTGATTCACCTTTCTTCCATCTTGGTTCTATTTTTTTATAACCCATATAAATTGTTTTTTAGTTGTTTTCAAAATCATCTAATTGTCTTCTAAGATGATCTATTCTTTTTTTTATTCTAAGCCAACCATCACCAGAATAACCATGTGGAAATTGTTCATCGAAATGTTCATTATGAAAATCTATAACCCAATTTTTTTCATTATCACTTTGGATCCTTGAGATAAAATAATCATTACATCTATTTAAATTCTCTCTTGTATATGGTAATGGTATTTTTTCTGTTATGGTATTTACACCATTTACTCTAACCACGTTTGGTTTCTTTATTGTTGGTGCTTGTTTGCAATTACAACCCATTTTCTAAAAATTTAATTCTCCTTTTATTTAATATCCTTCTAACTTTATTTATATCTCTTGACACACTATTGATGGGTATTGTAGTTCTTTGGCTTAGTTTTGTTATACTACAATTTTCTTCAATATAGAGTTCAAATAATTTTCTATAATACCAATCAATTTTTTTTAATTCATTTTTTACCCATTCAAGATCAACATATTCTTTAATTGGATCATCAATAATTTCAATCTTTTGAGTAAATTCACTAAATTTATGTTTACCATAAGTATAATAATATGGGCTTGACTTGGAAAAAAAATTATTCTTTACAATCTTTGAGAAGAAATATAATTTTTCTTTATCAGGAATTTCTTTCAATCTCTGATTAGTTAAAAATTGCTCAACACATATTTGAAATAAGTCAAGATCATTCTTTTTTGAAATTGCATTTACAATCTTTTTCATTTCTTTTATGTTATTATTGATCCAATCATCAATCATACTAAATATAAATATTGCCTAGATACAATATATTTATCATTATGGATAAGAAAATATGTAAAGCCTGCAACATTGAAAAGCCAATTAAACAATTTTACAAGAATAATGTATTCAAAGATGGATATGACAGTAGATGTAAAATTTGCAAAAGTCAGAATAAAAAAATTTATAAAGGAGATGGTGATTGGAAAAAAGTTAAACCATATCAACAAAAATGGGAAGATCAATTCAATATAAAAGCCGCACATAAAGAAGACTTTTTATTGATGTATGAATTCATAACCAAAATTGGGTATGATGTAAATCAAGACGTTCATCAACAGTTTTGTGATAAACACAATTTGAAATATAAAAAAAGAGTAAAAAAGATTTATAACTTATTTCTTCCAGATGGATCAAGAAATCCGAATGTTTATGAAAATAAAAAAAATAAAAATATTTAATTGGGTATAAAAATTTTTATATTTAACTAAGACAACTACGGAACTCTATTTATCCATTGTTTTACCTAAATTCAAAAAATGCTCCTTCGTAGTTAGTCAAAAAGGAGGACTTAATGTCCTCCTTTCTTTTTTTATTCTTGTGTCAATATTGTTTTTTCAATCTCATTCATTACTTCAATTTCATCATTAGTTGGAAGACCATATGTATCAATATAGTGTTTGATAAAATTGTAAGTATAATCTTCTTCATTTACCATTTTTGTTCCAGTGATATATGTCATTAAAAATGGCATATTACTTATTTTCTCCCATTGTTTATTTGACATTGTATATCCATCTTCCAAAAGTCTTTCCATTACAATTTGTTTGATAGAATCATTTTTTTGAGTTAAATTTTCCATGATGTGTGTTTATACTATTTTTTAATTTCAGGTGATTCTTGATAAACCCTTTCACTTCTAATGGTGTTCTGGGTATCACCATATATCTCATCAAGTTGATCATTATCTAAAAGATCAAATTCTTCTGATGAAATATATTTTTTTAATAAATATTGTTTGTAGTCTTCATCAAGATCAATTGAGTCATCTATTGGATCTTGTTCTTTTGAAAAGTAATAATGTTTTAATTTGCCCATATGTTCTATTTTGGACAAATATAGAATAAAAGAATTATTAGAAGTAATTAAGAGAATTTAATTTTTTATCTCTTGAAAAGGTTTGAGTAAGTGAGTGCCTTACCAGAATATTATATCTGGTTGACACTCAGATCCTGAAATAGGAAGAGGTTTTATCATCAGTGAAAGATAAAACTAGAAGACAACTTTTTGATATTCACTTATCAACCGTATTATACCTTTCTTCTTTGTGCTGGTATTGATCTTATCATACGGGCCCTGGTAAATCTTAATTACATTCCAACGCCACGTAGATAACCCCGCCATTGGAACTATACAAATAAATATAATGATTCATAAAAAAGTAAAACACAAAAAAAAATTTTTCTCAACCCATTTTACTTTGTAAATGGAAGTATTTATATTTATACAAAGGTAAAATTATGGGTAATCTTATATTATCAAGCACAACTGTCTTCACTGATTGGGATATCAATGATATTTTAGATCAAAAATCTAATTCCAAAAATTGGGATCTAGAAAGAATCAATCAATACAATACTGATAACACAATTGGTCCATATTGTGATGGACTTACTTATCTTGAAATTGAAGTATTAAATAACTTACAATATGCAAAATAATATCCTACTACAAGCAAATGAAATTGTCTATTCACGTAGTGAAGAAAAAACAAGACAATATGGTGATTTCATTGAATCAATGACTAGAATGTCTAGGATTGCCACAGAGATGTGTAATAAAGAAATAACAGTAGAAGATTGTTATAAGATAATGGTGGCCTTAAAATTATCCAGAGAGGCATATAGTCATAAAGAAGACAACTTATTAGACATAGTCGCATATCTTGCATCATTAAATGAATATCAAAAAACAAAACAATGAAAAAAATTTCAACGAAAAATTACAACACAACTGATTTAGATCCTGAAACAACATTTGAAAGACATGTGTTTCATAGAGATCAATTTGCCCATTATTTAAGATGGACACACATTCTCAAAGAAAGTAAAATTGGAGAAACAATTGTTGACTTTGGTTGTGGTAAAGGCAATTTATTAGAAGTCCTTTATAGAAATAGATTCAAGTGTAAAAAATTTATTGGTATTGATATTAGAAAACTAACCATAGATAAAGCCAATGAAAAATACAATATGGTTGATTGGGCAGAATTTTTATGTATGGATCTTGTAAAAGAAGATTCAATATTTCAACAGTTTCAAGCAGATAAAGTTTGTTCTTTTGAAGTTGCTGAGCACGTTGGAAGACAAAATATTGATTTATTCTTGCAAAATTTCAAGGCATGTGGAAATTCAACTGCAACATATTATTTGTCTACACCCAATTATGATGAAAAGGTAGGGGCAGCAGGAAATCATACCTATGACTCAGGTGATGGTAGAGGAGTTGCAGTTCAAGAATTTGGATATGATGAATTAAAAACACACCTTGAAAAATATTTTACAATCAAAACACATTTTGGAACTTTTGCTTCTCAATCAGATTATAAACCAGTTATGAATGAATGGCAAAAAAATATGTTTAATGAACTAACAAAATATTATGATTCAAATCTTATTTCAAATATAATGGCACCATTTTTTCCAAAACAATCCAGAAACATTTTGTGGGTATTAAACAATAAATAAATAAAAAACAAAAATCATGTTAAGTATTAAACACACTCTCGCGTCATCTCATGACTACAAACCAACCATCACCATTGGTGAAGTAAAAAAATTAGTTGGTGAAAATCCTAGTGAAGAAATTTTATTGTATTACAATGACTATAATTGTAGTATAAGTTATAAATCTTCAAGAGGAGGTAAAACGTATTATGCACAAAGCAAATTACCTAAACACATGCCACTTCCTAAAATTGGTCTTCCAATTTATTATAATGTAAGTCTTGTCAAAAAACCTAAAACTGTTCTCAATGATCTCAATTTGGATCTACAAGCAATTAGAGATTGGGCACAACAAAGAGGATTATATGAAAAAGGTGATCCTAAAACTCAAACAATAAAATTACAAGAAGAAGTAGGTGAACTTGCAAAAGCAATATTGAATAATAACAAATCTGAGATTATTGATTCACTTGGTGATATTGTTGTCGTTCTTACAAATCTTGCTCACCTTTGTGATCTTAAACTAGAAGATTGCATTAAACTTGCTTATTCAGTAATCAAAAATAGAAAAGGGACCATGATCAATGGGACTTTTGTAAAAGATGGAAGTGCATACTAAATATAAATTTTATTTAGATCTTGCAATCCAGATTTCAAGTGCATCATATTGTGAGAGAAATAAAGTCGGTGCTTTACTTGTTAAAGATGATAATATTATTTCTTTCGGATATAATGGAACTATAAGAGGATTTGATAACAAGTGTGAAGATCATAATAATAAAACCACTCCTTGGGTTCTTCATGCAGAAAGTAATGCCATAACAAAATGTGCCAAATCCAATTATAGTTCCAGTGGTGCAACTTTATACACAACAATCAGTCCATGCATTGAATGTGCCAAACTTATTATCCAAAGTGAAATAAAAGAAGTCATATATTTGCATGAATACAGAGATATTTCTGGGATAAACTTATTAAAAAAAGCAAATATAGATGTTTGGCAATATATTCACTAATTCACAAGAAGCGTTTGAGTATTACTTTGATCAAATCATTGAATATGGTGAGATAGTAAATGATACAAAAGTATTGTATAACGTTGGATTTACAATCTTACTTCCAGAAGATAATAAGATCACAACTCCATGGAGAAAATGGAGTCAAAATTATGCAGAATATGAATGGGATTGGTATTTGAGTAAAAACCCAAGTGCAGTTGAGATTTCAAAACGTGCACCAATATGGAAAAATATGATGGATCATAATGGCAATGTAAATTCCAATTATGGTTATCAATGGTCAAGGAATAATCAACTCGAAAAAGTAGTTGAAATGCTTAGAAAAGATCCTACAACAAGAAGGGCAAGCATTTCTTTATATGATGGAAAAGAAATAGACTTATACACAAAAGATACAGTTTGCACATACGCAATCAATTTCTACATAAGTAATCAAAGATTAAATATGCAAGTTATGATGAGATCCAACGATCTTGTTTTTGGATTTTGTAATGATCAATATTGTTTTAGTGAATTACAAAAATTGGTTTCAAGAGAAGTAGATTATGAAATTGGATCTTATTTTCATTATGCTTGTAATATGCATGTTTATAGTAGACACTATGATATGAAACAAAAATAATTTTTTTACTTTCAAACAAAAGGTTATATTTGCACTCTAACAATCAAAAACTATAAACATGAGAACATTAGATGAAATCTACTTTGAACTTAAAAATCACCCTGATTGTATTCAATTAGAAATTATTGATAAAGACCGAATAGTTGAAGATGTGAGAGATGCAATAGAATGGCTACATGATGGTATTTTAGATGAAGATGAAAAAGATGAACTCGCTGAACAATGGTTTGAAGAACATAGGCAAATTCTTAAACTAAGATTTACAAACTTCTATGAACAAGAAGATGGAAATTGGTTATTACTTTATTCGAAAATTGAAGAGTGGTTAGAAAATAAAAAATAACAAATATGAAAAATCCTAAGTATATGAAGATTGATGAATTACATGATTATGTAATTTCATTGCCAATGACTGAATCTAACCGTAAATTTTTCGACACACTCGATAGATCAAAAGTTAGACTCCAAAAGAAAACTTATCTTGACATAATTCAATTTTTAGAAAAAGATAAAGAAAATTTTTTTCTCAATCAAAAGAATTAGTATATTTGCACTTCATCAAACAAACTCGGGGACAGGAAAACTGAACAACATTAACTATGGATCAGAAAGAAAAAAACCGTTTAATGAAGATATATCTTGATCTTTTAAAAAAAGACATCAAGAAAGTGGATCATGTAATTGGATCAGATGAACTTTATGATATCAACTATCGGATAGAACAAATAGAAAAAATTTTAAAAAATAAGGCAACTGTAAAACTTTAGTTGTATATTTGCACT